AATTAATATACAGAACGAGCTACGCAGGAATGCCCTGCATTTATTAAATTTAAAAACAAAATAATGAACTCTAAATTATTGAGAGAAAAGCGGGCTTCCGATTACGCGATAATGGAAGACTTGCAAAAGAGAGCATCTGCAGAAGGTCGTTTAATGAATGCCGAAGAATTGGCACAATGGGATGCCGCTGATGCTAACTTTAAAAACTATACAGACCAGATTTCTCGTTTAGAAAGATGGAATGACATTAACACTGAGGAAAGAGGTATTAATCAAGTTGAACAAACCATTAATGCTTTACCAAGAGATGCAAGGGAGATAGTAAAATCACCAGAGTATCATACGGCATTTATGAAAGCTCTTGCAAAGCGTGACTTGACAAGTAATGAGCAATCAATGCTTAGAGAGATGCGTGGAACTGCTACGATCACTACTGCGGAGACTGGATTAGCCGGTGGTTATGTAATCCCTTACCAATTCTCTTATGAGTTGGAAAAGACAATGGCTTACTACGGCCCAATGCTTAATGTTTCTCGTATTATCACTACTCCACAGGCAGGTACTTTGTACTGGCCAAAGGTAAATGATACTTCAACGGCAGGAACATGGCATACTGAAGGCGGAGCGGTGACTGTACAGGACATGACCTTTACAAGAGAAACTTTCTCTGCTCACGTTTTAAACACACTTGTAAAAGTATCTGTAGAATGGGCAAATGACGAGTTTGGTTTATTAAACACAGAGTTACCTATTATGTTAGGTGAGCGTTTAGGTCGTGGCTTAAACACTGCATTTACAACTGGTGATGGTTCTGGCAAACCGACTGGATTTAGAGATGTAGCACCTTCCGGTGTTGAATCTGCCTCTACAGGTGCATTCACAGCTGCTAACTTAGTTGACCTTGTTCACTCTGTTGACATTGCTTACCGTAATTCACCATCTGCTGCATTCATGATGCATGACCAGATTTTAAGTGCGGTTAGAAAGTTAAACTTGGATACTAATAACACTACTTTGTTCCAGCCATCTCTTAGAGAGGGAACTCCGGATAGATTGTTAGGATACAATTTCTTCATTAATAATGATCTTCCATCTGCACAGGCTGCTGATGCAAAGATTATTTTCTTTGGAGATTGGTCTAAGTACATCATCCGCCAAGTAGCTAACAATGTCCTTGTGCCATTGCGTGAAAGGTTTATGGATGAGATGGAATTAGGATTCTTGATGTATACAAGATTTGATGGCAAGTTGATTCAGACTGCTGCAATCAAGCACTTGAAAAATCTTTAATCAATAGGGATAGTGAAGGGATAGGGAGGAATCTCTATCCCTTATTAAAAATATAGACATGGCTTGGAAAATAACTACGCAACCTGCTAACGAAATCTTTACGCTACAAGAGGTAAAGGATTATCTAAAAGTTGATGACTCAACTGAAGATGCTCTTATTACTACTTTATTGCAAAGTGCAAGGCAGGCAGCGGAGCGTTATTTGAATCAGGCATTAATAACTCAAACAATAACAGAGAAATTAGATAGGCTGCAATTAAGCACTATTTACTTATCTGTATCTCCGGTTATATCTGTAAGTTCTTTTCAATATGCAGATGGAGAAAATACTACACAAACATTTGCAGCTTCAAATTATGTTGTAGATACTTTTGAAAAACCTGCAAGGCTTTCATTAGCCTACGGTAAAACATGGCCCACATTGTACGGTAATATTAATGATGTTACCATTACTTATACAGCTGGATATGGCTCTGAATCATCTGCGGTGCCAGGGCAAATAAAACAAGCTATTTTATTAATGATTACTGATGCGTATGATAATCGACAAGATTATGTCAAAAAATTACCTACGGCATCTGAATATTTATTAGACCAATATCGCGTACAACTTTTCTAATGAAGTACAACAAGAACGAAGTTACGGGCAAAATGAGGGATAGAATAATCCTTCAAAATGTTAACCGGTCACGGAGTTTAACTGGTTTTGCTTCCGAGAGTTGGGCAGATGTTGCTACTATTTGGGCATTTGCAGAAAGCAAGTTACCAGGATCAAACGAGACAATTATAGAGGGTAAAAATACGGCAAAAAATATTTGTGATTTTACCATAAGATATATTTCTTTAATTACAGAAGAATCAAGAGTAGTATTTAAAAATAAGATTTATCAGGTTAAAAATATTAAAATTAGTCACGATAGAAGGTTTATTTCCTTCCAGGGCGTTTACTATGATAGCTATTCTACTGTTATTGGTTTACAACTCTGCTCCGCTTCTCTATTAGCACAAAGTAGCCTTTCGGCTGCCTTGATGCGTGTTATTAAATACCAAGCATCGTTAAACGCATTTGGCTCTGTTTCCGCTGACATTAACTTTGTTCAAAAGGTTGCATCAAGTTTAAACGCCAATGCCTTGTTAGGCGGTGATATTTCCTTTGTGCAAAAGGCGCAAGCCTCCTTGTTAACGTTGGCAAGTGTTACAGGGAATTTAACCATACCCAAAACCTTCAACGCCTCCTTGTTAGCCACGGGGACAACGACGGCAAATTTGACGGTGCAGGCAGCTGGTTTTGACGCAGACGCTCAGGCATTCTTTAACCGCGTGACAACGGCAGGTGGAACATTGACAACAACTGAACAAAATGCGGTTAATACTTTGGTAGTACAAATGAAAGCAGATGGTATTTGGACAAAGATGAAAGCCATTTATCCAATGGTGGGTGCAAGTGCGGCGGCGTGTGCGCAAAATTTAAAGAGTGCAAGTTTTACGGGAACATTTAGTAGTGGTTGGACATTTGCAAGTACGGGAATTAAGCCAAATGGAACGAGTGCATTTATGGATACAAATTTAAAACCAAGCGTTACAATGTCAAACTATTTTGCTCATTTAGGCTTCTACAACAGAACAGACAGTAATCTAATTGGAATTGATATTGGTTGTTTTACAAGCGGTTTGGGAGACAATTATTTTTTACAATGCTATTTCTCTACTTTAAACAGAGCAAGGGCTGCTGTTCAAAGATATGGTAATGTTGCTTCATTTACATTTATTAGTAAATTAGGATTTTTTGTTGGAAATACAATTGCAAATAATAATACAAAAATTTATCAAAATGGTATATTAAGAAATACAAATACAAGTAGTGATAATGCAGGCAGACCAGCAATAAATATTTTTATAGGTGCTATAAATAATGAAGTAAATAATGCGATTCAATATTCTAATCGCGAATGCGCCTTTGCATCCATCGGTGACGGCTTAACCGATACAGAAGCAGCTAATTTTTACACAGCAGTTCAAGCATTCCAAACAACTTTAAATCGCCAAGTAAATTAGTAATTATGATAGGATATATTTTAACAATTGCACAAAAACAAGAAATACAAGGCGTATTTTTTACAGATAGCATATTTTTTAATTGCGTTCAAGATATAAATGAAACGTGGTTTTTATTTTTATCTCCGCAAGACATTGAAATATTACCACAAGAATTTCAATACCTTTTAGCATTACCAACGGGCGAATATGTTCCACCGTTGTTACCAGATTTTAACCTTAACTAAAAAATAAATATCATGGCTTTTTCAAATTATTTAGAAGACCAAATAACAGGGTGGATTAATGGCTCTACCTTTGCCACAGCTCCAACATCTACTTTTGTACAACTGTATTCACAAGACCCAACGGATGCAGGCTCTGCCACAGGTGCATTGTACACGCGCATAGCCGTTGCAGCAGGTGGATGGACAAGAGGAACAGGTGGTAATGGGACATTGACCAACACTGGAGCTATTACCATTGCATCAAGTGCAGCATCGGGCGCAACGGCTACTCACGTGGCAGTGTTTGATACTATTACAGGTGGAAATATGTTATTTGCAGGTTTATTGTCTGCACCTAAAACCATTGCAACGGGAGATGAAGTTAAGTTTAACGCTACTGCATTGACTTTAACAGTGGCTTAAAAACATTTGTGCCCTGAAACATGGGCAGGATAAAAATAATACAATGGCATATTTATCGGCTAAACAAATAAATCACCTTAAAAACCTTCAAAAATCTAATTATGCAGGTAGAAGGAGTTTTCAGGGAATGAGCCTACGAGTTGTAGGTTTAGCCGATTCTGTTATCGAGTTTGCAGATTTAATGGAACAATGTACAGTGACTGAAAGAAGTCGAGTTATTGATTCAGCTACTCCCATTGCATTAGAGGTTTACAGGTCTTTAGTACCAATGAGTAGTAAGCCGCATAGAATTAGTACCAATCCTTTTAAAAATAAAAAAATGCAAGGATGGGAAGAAAACGATCGCGCTTCAATGTGGGTACAACCGGGCAATTTAAGAAAGTCTATCATTGACTTATCTAAAAACCTTGTATCATACAAAAGAGCCGTTGGTGCTATTGGGCCATTGTATAAAAGAAATACAATGAATAGAGGTATTAATAGCAGCGAAGGAACGAATGGCTTTTACGCTCACATGGTGTATGGAAGTACAAGGGCATGGTATAATAAGATAGTGGTAAAGGCAAGGAATTTAAGTAGGGAGAAAGTAATTAAAACCATGCGTGATGAATGTATTTTTATTATGCAGGAAAGACCTAAAAAATTCTGGCAAGTATCATGATAGGAAAATTAATATATAATAGATTATCTACCGATGGTGACATATTAGCGTATGTTGGTACAAAGATATATCCAGACATTGTGCCTCAAAATGTACAATATCCATTTGTAGTATATACTATTGTAAATAGCCTTCCTGTCGATTTTAAAGATGGGCAAAGTAATTTAGAGGAAATTACATTACAAGTAGATGTTTACACGCAAAACTACGACGATACGCAAATATTATCTAACCTTATTAGAAATAGATTAGACAGATTTGTTGGCATTGTTGAAGGCGTAGAAGTGCAAAGTATAAAATATATGTCAGCTACATCGCAAGTGTTTAACGCTGAATTATCCGTATATTGGATGAGTATTGATTTTATGGCAAAAATGAAACGATGAAACTAAGACTATTAAAAGAATGGAATGGAAAGGCACCTGGCAAAGTAGGTGTGTTTCTTTCAGAATATGGTGAGCAAATGATTAAGGATGGAATTGCAGAACTACTTGATGAATCTTTTGTCGTTGAAGAAATGCCTCAAAAGCAAGAAGTTCAGCAAGACCCAATCTATATTCCTATACCAGTGCCTAACTCATATTTTAGTGACGAGGCAGATGAAGAGAAAATTATTAAACCGAAAAAAAATAAATAAACATGGCAACTACTGGCATTATTAATGGTACGTTGATGCGCCTATACAAAGATTCAACTGCGATAGGTTACGCAACATCCTGCCAAATGAACATCTCCGCAGCCATGCGTGAAATCTTAACAAAGGATTCCGCAGCTGGAGGATGGAGAGAGGTAAAGAAAGGGCAGCTTTCCGGCACATTATCCACTGAAGCATTGTATGCCGGGCCTGGTGATTCTTCTACTAATTACCTATTTGATGATTTGTTTACCGATTTAATATCAGGTACCGCATTGACTATCAAATTTACCACAGATGTACAAGGTGACAATGTCTTTACAATGCAAGCTATTTGTACGTCATTAGACTTGAACGCTGGTGTGGAAGAAAATACAAGCTATTCAGCATCCTTCGAGGTTACTGGTGCTATTACAAAGACAGTTAAAGCATAATTTTAAATCCTAACACATGAAAACAATAACAATAGCCAACACATCCATACCGATAAAATTTGGTATGTATGTGTTAGGTACATTTCTAAGGGAGAGGAAACTTAAATTAAGTGACCTTTCCCTTTTAGGAGAAGATCTTTTATTAGCCCTTGAACTTGCATTTACCGGTGTAGAGCATGGTTACAAAGCTAAAGGTGAGAAATGCCCTTACACTTTACAATCATTCTGCGATTTGGTAGACACAGACATGGGAGGCATAACTCGCATCATGGAAATGATTTCAAATGAGATTTCACCTCCAGAAGATGAGAGCCAAAAAAACGTAGTGGCGAAGGCGGAGAGCTTACCCTTGAATACATCGAACGCTTTTGTTTCGGAGTTTTAAGATTTCCTCCTTCGCAATATTACGACATGAGTTTCAGAGAGATTGTTATAGCTATGCAAGGTTATAACAATCAATTTGAACAACAGGAGCAAACACAGTGGGAACGAATAAGATGGCAAACAACACTTTTATTAAATGTTCACACAGCAAAAGGTAAAAGTTTAAAGCCAAAAGATTTAATTGAATTTCCATGGGAGAATCCTATTAAGAAAGAAACTAACAGAAGTTTGACAAATAACGACAAGTCAATATTTGACAAATGGGATAAAGAAGCATAATGGCAATAGGTAAACTTAATTTAAAACTTGGTGTAGACGTTTCAAATCTTGACAAAGAACTTGGAAAGGTAGAACGTAGTATGTCGAGGTTTGGCAGTAATATGCAGAACATTGGTTCTACATTAACCCAATCGTTAACTTTACCTATTATTGGTTTAGGTGCTGCCTCCTTAAAATCTTTTGCCGACATTGAAAAGCTACAAAATGGTTTAATAGCCATTATGGGAAGTAGCGAGGAGGCAGGAATAGAGATGGAAAAACTCCGTAAAGTTGCCGAAAATCCGGGCCTTGCCCTTCCCGAAGTTGTAAAGGCATCCGCTTCTTTACAAAGTGTAGGCATGAATGCCGACGCTGCTCGTGAAACTATCACACAGTTTGGCAATGCTGTAGCAAGGGCAGGAGGTGGTGCAGAACAATTTGATGGTGTAGTATTAGCTCTTAGTCAGATAAGCGCAGTTGGTAAGGTGACACAGGAGGATCTTAATCAAATAAAAGAAAGGCTTCCAGAGTTTGCCAGAGTTATGAAAGAAGAATTTGGCGTAGTGACTGCCGAAGGAATCAGGGAGTTAGGAATAAGTAGCGAAGAATTTATAAAAAGAAGTGTTGGTGCTTTAGGTAATTTAGAAAGGGCAAACGGTGGTTTAGCTAATACGTTTGATAATTTAAAAGACAATGTTAGTGCATCATTAGCAGAGTTAGGTAAAGCAATAAATGAAACATTAAATTTAGAGGCAGTTGCAGCAGCATTAAGTACAGGATTGCAAAGATTAGTAGATGGTTTTAAGTCACTTAATCCGGAAACACAGGGCTTTATTGTTAAGGCTGGTTTATTAGTCGCAGCATTGGGCCCTGCGATTTTCATAGTAGGAAAATTAATATCTACTTTTAGTGCATTGATTGGTACTACTCGTTTAATAATGACTACGGTAAAAAACCTATCTACAGTTATATCCGGTGCCTTCGCAAAAATACTTGCTAATCCTGCTATTCTTGGTGTTACTTTAGCTATTGCTGCGGTTGGTGCTATTGCCTTATATGTTTACGATAACTGGAAAGCATTTAGTGATAACTTTAAAAATATTTGGATTAATATTAAAAACTCCGTAATGCAAGGAGTAACTTTTGTTTTAGGTAAATTAGATAGTTTACAAAAAGCATTAGGATTAGATTTATTTGATTTGTCAGGCATGACAAAGTATCAAGAAGAACAAAGAGTAGTTGCAGCGGAATTTAAAACAATAGGCGAAACAGTTGACAGTCTTAAAGGCAAATTTAAAAGCTTATTTATGGCTACGCCTATTCCTAAAACAGGTAATGGAGGAGGTGATACAAATACAGGTGACTTAATATTTGGTGATGGTGGCGCACCGACAAATGGAGGAACGGTAGGAGCTAGAACAGGTGGAGGAGTAAAATCACAGCCTGTAAATGAATTAATGCCAACAACAAATTTATTACCCACTATAGGTAAATTACCAGACCAATTAAGAAGCGTAACAGCTGAAACGCAAAGAGCAAAAGAAGAAACAGATGCTTTTGCAGTTGCTCAAACAGCCGCAGGAAAAGCAATACAAGTCACTGATGATAACATAACTAGATTAAAAAAAGGAATAGAGGATTTAAATACAGGTTTTAAAAATATCATTGAAGGTACATTAACTGATTTATCGGTAGCATTGGGCGAACAATTAGGTAATGCCTTGTCAGGCGCAGGATTTAATATAAAGTCTTTTTTATTGCCAGTAGCCGAAGCGGTTATTAGTTTTGGTAAATTAGCTATACAAGTAGGTATAGCGGCTTTAGGTATTAAGACTGCTTTAAAGTCTTTAAATCCTGTTATTGCTATTGCTGGTGGTATTGCTTTAGTAGCTTTAGGTACATTGGTAAAAAATAGTTTATCTGCACCAAAGTTAGCCGAAGGAGGTTTGGCATACGGCCCTACAATGGCAACCGTGGGAGATAACAGAAACGCACGCGTTGACCCTGAAGTAATAGCACCTTTATCTAAACTTAAATCAATGATGGGAGATATGGGTGTAGGTGGAAGTCTTGAAACAAGGATAAGCGGAAATGATTTGATTATATTATTAAACAGATCTCAAAAGGGATTAAGCAGAATACAATAATGGCTATAAGGTTTTCGACTACAGTATATAATGAGAAAAGTAGAAAGATTACTGTATCTATAAAAGATAGTGCTTTCTCCGGTACTGTGAAAACATTTGACACATTATCATTAGGCATCCAGTATGACAGCGAAAGTCAGCAAGGTCAGGAAAGGTTTACTCCTATTATTGGTTCTCGTTGTTCATTGTCTTTATTGATAAATAATGAAGATTTACAAACCTTACTTCTTGATATTGGATTAGCAGTTGAGGGTAGATTTACAATGGAGTTAATAGCCTACGAAGATGATAACACAACTGTATCGTTTAAGTGGTATGGCTACATAGTGACAGATTTAGTAGAGTTTGAAGATGTACCATTAGTTATAGGTTATCAGGCTCAAATATCTGCAATAGATGGATTAGGTTGGTTAAAAACATTAGATTATAAAAGCGCGGTTGGGCCCTACAATGGGCAGGACACAGTAATTCAGCATATTTTAAATTGCCTTAATCAGTTAGATTTTGTACAAGAGAATTTAGTAGCAAATAGTTTGCCGGTGCTACATACTATTTTTAATTGGCATGAAAATACAATAGCCTACAATGCTGCCTCGGATTATTCTTTATTAACAGTTATTCAGCATAGAGCGTTTTATCATAAGGACACTAAAAGCAATTATGTCTATCAAAGTTGCTACGATGTTTTAAAGAAGATTTGTCAAACGTTTGGAGCAAGATTGATATTTAGTGGGAATCAATATTGGTTTATTCAAGTCAATGAATATTCAAGAACACCAGCAACTAAAAGATACTTTAAATACAATGCTTTTGGCATTCAGCAATCAGGTACATTTACCGCAGATTTAACGCTTTCTAATATTCAAACCAATCTACCAGCAAGTGACTTAATGAGATTAAGCGGTGGTAAATGGACTTATTATCCTGCTTTAAAAAATGTAGTTATACGCTATAATCATTTTGCTAAACAAAACTTATTAGCAGGTGTAGAATATAATTATGCTACAAATGATACTCCAATAATTACAACTACTCCAACATTAGATGCATCTAATCCGGATGCTCGTTTGTCATACACTGGCATACTTGGATTTTATGCACAGGCCTTAAATCCTGCTAATTTTGAGGCTTATCAATTTGTATTTGCCGTTAAAGTAGTATCAATAATTAATAGCTTTCCTTTACAAGGTTTTGAAAATGCAAACTGGACATTAGGAAGTGGATGGATTATTGATAATAAAATATTAAGCGGAGTTTTAATTACAACAGACGCATATTACACTACATTTTCAGTAGTCAATGGAAGAAAATATTATGTTAAAATAAAAGTTGATATTGATAATAATGGTGAATTATTATTAAGTTTAGGAGGTGTAAATAAAACAATTACAGAGAGTGGCGATTACGATTATGTTATTATTGCTACAAATACAGATACATTAAAATTTAGTAGTGTATCATCTCCAAGGTTTACAGGAAAAATAAAGTCTTTAGAAGTTAAGCAAGAAAATAAATATTTAAAAAGAGGTGTAAATTATACAAGTGGATTTAACTTTCAATTAGAAGCTGCAAGTTGGGAGAGTAGTTTTTACGAATACGAATTTAATACTGAAACTATAACGGCTGATGCTGCTTTTGTTGCATATAAGACGATCACCTTTGATACTTTAGATATACCAGATACTGCGGAGTATATTTGGGAAATGCGATTAAAGCAAATGAGAAACGAGGCAGGAACAAGTATAATTTCCAACTTTGCCGTATCTTATTTACTAAGCAATAATTACCTTGAATTTCTTCCTACTGGTGCCGTATCAGGACAAAGCGATATTCTTGAATATGGTTCTGATAACGACGATAAATCTTCCACAGTTTTTAGCCTTGATACATACATAGGTGATGGGCCAAGTAAAACAACAGATGGAGGATTAAAGGTTCTTGAATCTGGCACGTATGAAAATAGTAGCAGCTGGGATGTAGGCAACGGATCGGGCTTTAATAACGTCACACAGCTATTAGTAAATGAAGTTATACGCGGTCAACTTACACCAAAGCTACGCATGGTAGATATGCCATTCCAAAATTTATCAGTTGATAATCCTTATTTACCTCATAAAGTTATAGAATATTCATCCGGATATTACGTTTTTGAAAGAGGAAGTTTAGATTTAAAAACAGAGATTTGGCAAGGTGATTATTTTAAAATAGAATTAGATGCCTAACTACACAGAACGCACAGTATTATCTAAACCTCGTGACTTTAATCAAGTTGCAAACAATGCCGGAAGTGGTGGAGTGGTTAATAATAATGTCACTGAAACAATTAATAATGTTACCGTTACAGGTTCAGCCATTGCAATATTTAATCAAGAATTTCTTGATACTAATTCTAATGTATTGACATGGACACAGAATAATGGAAAGTTACCCACAACTAATTTAAACGCATCTATTCACGTTTACCAGAATGGGCAAAAATTAGTAGATAGTCAATATACTATCACATTACCTGCAACAATTACTATTGATTCAAATACGCATTACGATGGAAGTAATTACATTGTATTTGCAATAAACATAAACTAATGGAAGAAATTAAACCAAAAAAAGAAAGAAGGTTTTTAAAAGCCATGGGCGAAGTAGCACTTACTTTAGTGCGTGAACTGCTTTTAAATGTCGGTAAAAAACTAATAAACAAATCGGGTAACAAAAAACAAGGCCTTGTTCTTGCTTTTATTATTTTAGCTTCTACTGTTGCTTTTGCCCAATATCCAACAACGACCAACAAACAAAGATTGGGTTTCCAGACCACCGCCGACGGGCTTGTTTGGCGCGGTTCAATTTCCGACACAGCATCCATACAACCAATAAACAACCAAAACGCATGGGTAATTATTGACACAATAAATTTAAAATTATACTCTTTTGATTTTACTTCCAACGTTTGGAATTTAATTAGCGGTGGTGGTGGTTCTAGTTTTACACAGCCTGTAGATTCATTGTTTTTTAATGTAGGTGTTCCTACGAACAATGTCGATACTGCAAAAATGCGATGGGATTCTGATTTGGCAACCGTTGTTTTAGGTTTAAATGACAATGTACCAAATGAAATTGGATTTAAAAACTTTTGGTTAGTTAAGAATCAAACAGGCTCGACCATTACCAAAGGTAGTATTGTTTATGCTAATGGCACGGTTGGCGCAAGTGGCAGGATAACCGTTGCAAAATTTATTGCCAACGGCTCAATAGATGCAAAGTATTTACTTGGAATAACGGCACACGATTTAAGTAATGGTGAGGATGGGTATGTTATTTCATTTGGCAAAATAAGGCAGGTTAACACTGATACCTTTGCGGCTGGTGCGATCCTTTACCCTTCGCCAACGGTTGCAGGTGTTTGGACAGACGTTGAACCAGTTGCACCTAATATTGATATGCCTATTGGCTTTTGTATCAATTCAGCAATAAACACAGGAACAATAGCAATACGAGTGGCATCGGGTTATAAATTATCAGAGCTTCATGATGTTTCAATTACATCACCTGTTGAAAGTTCATCTTTGTATTATAAAGGTGGTTTATGGAGAGATACAACGGCAGCGTTATTAACAAGCGAGGCAGCATCAACATATTTAGCTTTGACAGGTGGAATATTAACAGGATCATTAACTGGTACAACGGGAACGTTTACAGGATTAAATATAAACAATACAACTACACAAGGCATATTTACTTTACAAGGAGCAGATAATAATACTCCAACGCGGATTGATTTTAAAACGGGAAACGAAATAAGAAGGCAAATAATAGTTCCAACCTCTGGAAGTAGTATGCAATTCAGAACATCAACTATTGGAGGTACTCAAGGAGGTTATAGTTTTTATACTCGCAGAGATCCAAATCCTTCTGAATTTTTAGCTTTCAATATTGATTTAGATGGTAATTCTAATTTTTACGGCACTCTCGGTGTCACAGGCGCAACGACTTTATCAAATCTTGCTGGCACAGGCTCTCGAATGGTTGTTGCAGGTTCTGGCGGCTTACTTTCTACACAGGCTATTCCCACAGGCACTGTTACCTCTGTTAGTGGTAGTGGTGCAATATCATCAACAGGAGGTACAACACCAGTTATAAGTGTAGCTACTGCGGCTTTTGGAACTGCTGGAATTGTAAGCTCAACAGGAACACAGCAATTTAGTGGAGATAAAGTATTTGAAGGATATACTCAATTTAATGGGATAGCTTTTTTTAAAAATTACACCTATCAAGCTACAAGGCTCGCAGGATTATCTTCTACAGATAGATTTGCTACAGTTACATTAGGTAGTGGTTTATCTTTATCGGGTGGTATATTAAGCGCAACAAGTGGAGGAGTTACAAGCGTTACTGCATCTACGCCTTTATCATCTTCGGGAGGTACTACGCCTAACATTACTATTACAGATGCAGGTGCTGCATCTTCGGGAGTAGTAAACACTACTACTCAAAGTTTTGCAGGAAACAAAACATTTACAGGTACATTAGATGTAAGTTCTACAGGTACATTTGGAGGAAGAGTAAAAACTAATTGGTTAGAGCGAAATTATGCTTATTCTACGAGTTCATCTTTTACAGTAAGTGTAAATACCACATGGCAGGATATAAATACAAGTGTTTTGACAACAATAACTCTTCCAAATGCAGCTACTTATCCTGGAAAAGAATTACATATTCGCCAATCAGGGGCAGGTCAAATAATATCTTTTTCTTCAAATATTATTCCTTTTACATCGCCTCCTACTGGAAGTCCTGTAACATCTATTTTAAATCCAACAACTAATAGAGCGGTTACACTTGTAAGCGATGGTACAAATTGGATAATGATGCAAAGAAGCGAAAATTAATAATTAAAACACATGAAAACAACCTTAATAAACTTTTTGCACCTTGGTTATGAAAAAATAACATACGCGATTTGTTGTGGCTGGATATTTTCATTTTTCATACCGATTAAAGGATTCTTGATATTTACAATTTTCGTGGTTTTTGCGGACATGGGAACCGGAATTCTGGCTGCAAAGAAAGAGCAACAAAAGATAAATAACAAAGAACTTTACAGAACAATGGAAAAGATAGTCGTTTATTTCTGTGGCATACTGATTTTCGAGGGTGCAAGAAATACTTTTTCCCTTCCATTCAACATTACGTACATGGCGGCGTTTTTAATAGCAACGGTGGAGCTTTATTCTATTTCGGAAAATATTAAACGCATTACAGGCGTAAATCTTGGCGTTTTAATCACACGTTTTTTTAATCGTTAAAATAAATAATATGCAGACTAATTTAAAAGAGGCATTGAAAAATGCAGATGGAATAAAGTCACCAATGGGTGATGTGGCTTGTTACTCAATGAACTTTGCGGAGCTGGCTTCGGAGATAAACGTTCATCTTGAGGGCAACAAGGTGAAATTCACGTGGAGGGAATATATCCAACTTGCTCAAATCATTTGGGATAAGATAAAGGAGACATCGAGGGAATGCGCTGGAAAGGAAATTGAGGTAAAATTACCTGCAAAGTTATCAATCGTAGGTGCGGCTTTCGCATTGATTGGATTTAAGTTATAGGCGCAGCAGGATTCGCTACCTTAGGCAGCCGAGGGGAGTAGATTGATTTCTATTCCCCTTAAAAATAATAAAAAATATGAAAGCAAATGATTTTGTAGTATGCGTGGATGCTGGGCATGGTGGGTTAAAAAAAGGGATAGGGCCTGATAAATATGTTACATATCCATCAAAGTGCTTCCAGCATAAGCATGGTAAGTTTCATTCTTATGGATGGTTTTTTGAAGGCGTGTTCAATCGCTCTGTTGCCAACTTTCTTGAGCAGTTCCTTCTTGACTATGGCTTCCAGGTTAAACAAGTTTACGAGCCTATTAACGACACATCTTTAAATAAAAGATGTCAACTTGTAAATAGCTATTCTACATTAGGCAAAGCAACTATACT